ATGAGGTGACGAAAAATGAAAACACATAAAATCAAACTTCTTTTGAATTTCTGTGATGATGTTTTATCAGGAGATAAGAGATTTGAAAACGGTTGGGGTCTTAAAGACGGATATGTGGTTTTTGGAATCAAGGAGGTAAAAAATGACTTGTAAAGATTGTCCACATTTTGATGTGTGCAAAATGTATGGTGCATTACCTACAAAAAGACGAATTAATAGTAAATGGAAAAACTGTCCATTCAGAAATGACAAATCAAAGTATATTGAATTGCCTTTTATCGCAATGATTGAACAGTACCTTGTTAATGGAAAGTTTGCAGACAATATCTATCTTCAAAAATTCAACGGAAGATATGCCACTGTTTATATCGACAAGAACAAATGGGGTACTCCACTAATAGATATTTGCGGTAAAAATTCATATAACACAGAGGAAGCAGAAGCAAGATTAAAGGAGCTTAACAATGGAACAACCTAATTTAAACCCGTCGAAATCGACTGGTTTAAAAATGAGCAAGAAAAAGCGTAAGTTTAGGGCTATGACCATAAGCGAATGGTGCGACCCAAAGAAATGCCCCAAATGTGAATACCACTATGGAGCTTTTTATTGTGTTTATTCAGATTTTAATGGAATAAATAAAGGACGAGAAAACAGCAAACCGTATAAAAAAAGAAATGGCAAATACATACTTGTTGAGGTAACTAACGATGCTTGAAGTGATTTACAGAATTTATGAGGTTGCTGATGAAGAAACAGCTACAAAAAATCGTGAAAAAGATTTAGGCTTTGGTTTGTTTTCTTCAACAAGTAAAGCGGAAAATACTGAAATCCTTATGGACTGCCTAATTTGTGACAGCCGGGAGCAATTCAAAGAAATAATTAAAGAACAGTATGGACAAGCGATTGCTTTTCGTTACTCAAAAAAATTAAAAGCAGGAGATTTGTACTGCATTATCATCGGCGAGCATTGTTATAACACAGAACGATATTTCAATAAAGTCACTTTTACTTGCGACTGTTGTGGTGCAATCGTAGAAACTTACTACGGTAGTGCGATATATTTCTCTGACTATGAAGTAAGAAATAGATTTTATGGTATAGAAGAATATGCAAAAAAGCGTTTTTGCTGTCACAAATGTAAACAAGTATATGAGGAGCGAGAACACGCAAAATTACGCCCCGATGATGAACAAGAATTTTATATTCAAAGAGATATGTTTACAGAGGATATATCCGGCTATATCTATAAAATCTCGAAGAAGTCAACAGGCGAATTTTATATCGGGCAAACAATGTATGCACCTGTTTTTCGTTGGGGTCAACATTTGAAAACAGAAAGATTTCCTATCAAGAATATTACAGATTACAAGTTTGAGGTTATAGAGATTGTTCCGAAAACTGAAAACATTTTGGAACGAGAAAAATATTATATTCAAAAATTCTATAAAGAAAACCCGGAAAAATCTTTGAATATAATGTGTACTGCAAATTTAAACCCTGAACAGTTACAATTTGAGGAGGTAAGCAATGACACTTAAAGAACTTGAAGAGTATTCGGTTATAGCTAATCAAATACAATCGTTTCGCCATGAGTATATACCCTCATTCATTAAAGGCGTTGATACAACTAAGAGTAATGTTCAAAGCTTTAATATAGCCGACAGCACAGCCGATACTGCGTTTGAAATGCTTGAAATCAATCAGTTTATTAAAGACGAGTATAAACGGCTTTGCGAAAAGTTGAAAGCTCTGAACGATTACATAAACAGTATTGATAACGAGGTGGTAAAGGCTATTGTTATTCAACATTGTTGTTTTGGCAAAAGCTATGACGAAACTGCTAAAATTCTTAATTATTCAAAATCTACTATTTACGAAAGACTGAAAAAATATTTTGAAAAATAGCAAAATCCGAACAAAAAGAATAGAATTGAACGATAGCTTTGTGATATTATATACTTATAAAATTATATAAATCCCCTTGAAGCAGTGAGTTGAAATATACTCACTGCTTATTTTTATGCGAGTGATTAAATGGGAAAGGATGAAAATGTAAGGACACTTTGCTATAAGTGTAAGCAAAATTATGAAAGTGCAGGCTATAAGCTGAAAAGCATTAAGACAAAATGTAAAACAAGTTGTGATTATTGCGGACGGCTTGGCTTTGACTATAAAATAAGCGAAAGGAGTAAGCTTTATGGCAAAAGGTAAATATGAATATTGGCTGACCGATGAGGGCTTGCTCCAAATCGGTGGATGGGCAAAAAGCGGTTTGACTGATGAACAAATCGCTCATAATATGGGAATTTGCAGAGATACTTTGATACAATGGAAAAAGAAATTCCCCGACATTTCCTACTCCTTAAAAGTTAATAAGGAAGTTGCCGACATTCAAGTTGAAAATGCTTTGTTTAAAAAGGCATTAGGTTATAAGGCAGTTGATATTATATATGAGCAAGTGAAAAATGCTGATACAGGCGAGTATGAACTTATGCCGGTAAAAAAAACCGAACGAGATGTACCACCTGATACAACTGCTCAAATCTTTTGGCTTAAAAACCGTAAGCCTGATGTATGGAGTGACAGAAAGGATGTTACTTTAAACGGAAAAGTTAATACCGTTGCAGAAATGACGGATGAAGAACTTGAAAAAAAGATTGCAAGCATTGAGAAAGAACTCGGCATTACAAATGAATAATGAAGAAAAGTTAAATTCACTTGAAGAACTTTTAAAACTCAAAAATGAACTGAAAATACGAAATGCAAGAAAATCATTCTTTGCATATTGCAATCAAAAAGCAAGTGACTTTTATAAGCCTAATCGGTTATTCCTTGTTGACTTCTGCAATCAACTTCAAGATTTTTATAATTCCGATGATGAGGTGTTTATAGTTAATATGCCGCCTCGTCACGGCAAGTCAAGAACGATAGGTTGTTTTGTTGAGTGGGTGCTCGGTCAAAATCAAAGCGAAAAAATAATGACAGGCTCATATAACGAAACGCTTTCAACAAACTTTTCTAAAGACGTAAGAGATACGATAGCCAAGGAAAAAGGCGATGACACAAAAATCGTTTATTCCGATATATTTCCTAATGTGAAAATCAAAAAAGGCGACGGTGCTATGAATATGTGGTCGCTTGAAAACGGATATAACAACTATCTTGCGACTTCACCGACAGGTACAGCGACAGGTTTCGGCGCATCAATTATGATTATAGATGACTTAATTAAATCATCTATGGAAGCATATAACGCAGATGTGCTTGAAAAACATTGGCAATGGTATACCAATACAATGCTTTCAAGACTTGAAGAACACGGCAAAATCATTATTGTAATGACAAGGTGGCACAGTCTTGACCTTGCAGGAAGAGCATTAGAGCATTATCAAAAAATCGGCGTTAAAGTAAGGCACATATCGTATAAGGCAAAACAGGATGACGGCACAATGCTCTGTCCTGAGGTGCTGTCGCTTAAATCATATGAAAACAAGATAAAAGCAATGGGTGCTGACATTGCATCAGCTAACTATCAGCAAGAGCCTATCGATATTAAAGGCAGATTATACAGTAACTTTAAAACTTACGATAAACTGCCACTTGACGGCACAGGCAAGCCATTGTTTACGGATATACGTAACTATACCGATACAGCTGATGAGGGTAGTGACTACCTATGCAGTATATGTTACGGTGTCTACAACAAAGAAGCATATATCCTTGATATTTTATATACTAAGGACGGTATGGAAATAACCGAGCCGGCGACGGCAAAAATACTCATTGATAATAAAGTCAGAAATGCCGATATTGAAAGTAATAACGGTGGCAGGGGATTTGCTCGAAGTGTAAAAAGGATAATTGAAGAAAAATACCATAGTAATTATTGTAATATCCGACCTTTTCATCAGTCGCAAAATAAGAATGCGAGAATATTATCAAACAGCACTTGGGTAATGGAACATATTTACTTTCCGGCTAATTGGAAAGACAGATTTCCTGATTTCTACGATTCAATGGTAAAGTATCAAAGAGAGGGTAAAAACGCTCACGATGATGCACAGGATGCTATAACAGGTGTTGCAGAAAAATGCAATGCAAAAAGTAATTTTAGTTTTGATTAAGAGCAGAGGTTAGCACCTTTGCTCTTTTTGTTTGGGGTGATAAAATATATGTTATTTAATTTCATAGCAAATGAAGATGCTTACGATAGACTGATTAGAGAGAATGCAACAGAACAGTTAACCGATAAGCAGTTTATTGAAAGAGAAATACGCAGATTTAAAATATCAATTAAGCGCCACGAAATGTATTGTGGCGAAAATTATTACAAAGGCAAGCAAGATATTTTGCGTAGGAAAAGAACGGCAATAGGTGAGGGCGGTAAGCTTGAAAGTGTGGATAATCTGCCTAATAATCGAATAGTTGATAATCAGTATCAAAAAATGGTAGACCAAAAGAATAATTTTCTCTTAGGCAATCCTATTACTGTTCAAGGCGACAATGATGACTATATAAAACTTCTGCAACAGCAGTATTTTAATGCAAAGTTTTGCAGAACGCTTATAAACTGCGGCAAGGATTTAATTAACTGTGGTATCGGTTGGCTTTTTCCTTGCCATAATCAATTTGGCGAGCTTTATTTTAAGCGTATTAAGCCGTATGAACTTATACCCGGTTGGAAAGATGCCGAGCATACCGAGCTTGACTATATGATTCATATTTATCCTGTAGTGGTTTATGAGAAAAATTCAAGCGAGGATAAGGTAATAGAAAGGGTTGAGGTATGTGATGAGGGCGGTATAACATACTTTGAATTAACGGACGGCGGCAGTCTTATACCTGTTGCGCCTTTCCATTCAAATTATTTTGCTATGACTGACTGTGACGGCGTAACAACCGAATATAATTGGCTGAAAATACCTTTTATTCCGTTTAAATTCAACGCTGAGGAAACACCACTGATAAGAAGAACAAAATCATTGCAGGATGCGATTAATACTATCGAATCTAATTTTCAAAATGCAATGGAAGAGGATGTTAGAAATACTATTCTTGTTCTTGTTAATTATGACGGAACAGACCTCGGCGAATTTAGGCGTAATCTTGCAACTTACGGTGCAGTCAAGGTTAATACTGCCGACGGCGGTGGCGGTGATGTTCGTACGCTTCAAATTGAGGTGAAAGCTGAAAACTATAAAGCAATCTTGGATATACTCAAAAAAGCCTTGATTGAGAATGCTATGGGTTATGATGCAAAAGATGACAGGCTCGGCGGTAATGCTAACGAACTTAACATTCAGTCAATGTATTCGGATATTGACCTTGATGCTAACGGTACTGAAATTCAGCTACAAGCTGCTTTAGAGGAAATGCTTTGGTTTATAAATGCACATTTATATAACACTAATGTAGGCGATTTCAGCAATGAAACCGTCGATTTTATTTTCAACAGAAATGTGATGATTAACGAAAGTATTATTATTGAGAATTGTCAGAAGTCACAGGGCGTTATTTCGGACGAAACAATTATTGCTAAGCATCCGTGGGTGGATGACCCTCAAAAAGAGCTTGAACGCATTGAAGAGGAAAAGCAAAAGAACATTGAGCAGTATAGCAATGTCTTTAATAACAATCAAAATGACAACACAAATGATAATAGCGACGGTGATGAATAATGCCGAAGAAAAACCGAGAGTATTGGCAAGAAAGATACGAGCAGCTTGAAAAGTCGGCGCATTCGTATTCATTAAGTACATACGCTCAAATTGAGCCTGCATTCACACAGGCACAAATGGAAATACAAAAGGATATTGATGCTTGGTACGGTAGAATTGCCGTTAATAACAATGTAACATTGCAAGAGGCTAAGAAGCTTTTAACGGCTGATGAATTGGCAGAGTTCAAGTGGGATGTAAACGAATATATTAAATATGGCAAAGAAAACGCTATAAATCATCAATGGGTTAAACAGCTTGAAAATGCTTCGGCTAAGTATCATATCAGCAAGCTTGAAGCCTTAAAAATACGAACACAGCAAGCTGTTGAAAAGGCATTTGGCAATGAACTTGATGCCGTAGACAGTATGGCAAGAAAAGTTTATTCAAATTCGTACTATCATTCGATATTTGAAATGCAAAAAGGCTTTAATATGGGCAGAGAGATAGCCACTATTGACGAAAAGGCACTTGAAAAGATTATAACTAAGCCTTGGGCAGCTGACGGTAAAAACTTTTCAGACAGAATATGGCAGTCAAAGGCTCAGCTTGTCAATGAGTTACATAATCAACTTACAAGGACTGTTCTGCTCGGCAATAAGCCCGATTCAGCCATTAAGGCAATATCCGATAAGTTTAATGTATCAAAAAGTCAGGCAGCTAATCTTGTGATGACAGAACAATCATATTTTCATTCTTTAGCGACTTATGATTCGTTTAAAAGTATGGGTATTAAGGAATATGAATTTCTTGCAACGCTTGATAAGAAAACTACGCAGATGTGTCGCTCAATGGACGGAGAGCATTTTCCTATGAGTGAGTATATGCCGGGTGCAACAGCGCCACCACTTCATCCAAGGTGTAGGAGCGTAACCGTACCATACTTTGATGACGAATACTCCGACCTTTTCAATAACGGCTCAATGAGAGCTGCAAGGAACGGTGACGGCAAAACTTACTATGTTCCTGCTGATATGACATACAGAGATTGGGAAAAGAAGTCCATAGTTCAAAAGTCTAAAGGTCTATTGAAAAAAAATAAGAAAAATGATAAAATAACTATATTCAAAACAACATCAGACCTTATTTATCCTATAACCGACGAATCTATAAATAATGTCAGTGATATTAAAATTCCTGATTTATCTGATGAAACAAATCAAATAATTTATGAGCAAAGAAAAGAATTACTCAAAGAGGTACAAAAACAGCCTATTGGTATTGAGGGTTCAGTAATAATCAATTTGGAAAATTCATCAGTAAATAAAATTCGTTTGGGTGGAGATGGTAAGACCTATATAGATGATATAGATAGTTTTTATTATGCTATACATAATCATCCCGATAATGGTTGTCTAAGTCCGGGTGACTTAATCAATTTTCTTAAAAAGCGAAATATGTTGGGACTTGAGGCGGTAGGAAATAATGGTTATAGCAGTTCTATAATTATGAAAACTGTTGAAAGTGATATTGATGAATATAATGAATTTATTGTAAATGAAATTGATAAGTTTAAAAACAAATATCCTAATTTGAATGTTGAAAAAGATATTGATTTAATAAACAAGTTTTGCAAAATGTTGTTAGAAAAAGGTGAAATATATGGTTTCAAAATCAGATGATTGGTTTGATGATGATTTTGATGTAGAAAAATTGCTAAAGCAAGCAAAAGAATTTGATAAATCAAACAATCAAATTGATAAAGAAAAATTGAAAGAATTTTATAAAAAGCAAAAAGATTAAGCACTTTACATTTTTGTAAGGTGCTATTTTTATGCCCAAAATCAGTAATCAGAAGCTGACACTTAATTGTGTCGGCTTCTTTTTATATTGACCTGTCGGAAGTCGAGAAAAGCCGAAAATTCAAAATTCTGATGGTGAAAGAAACACCGAGAACAAACTGAAAGGAAGATTGATTATGAAAAGACAGTTTTTGGAAGAAATGGGACTTACCAAAGAGCAAGTTGATAAGATACTTGACGAAAACAGTCAAGACATCGGCAAAGCAAAAGGTGAAGTCACAAAACTGCAAGCAGACCTCGACACAGCAAAAAAGGAAGTTGAAAATCTAACTTCACAGCTTGGTGACCGAGATAATCAGCTTAAAGACCTTAAAAATTCAACAGATGATGTTGAGGGGCTTAAAACAAAGATTGCACAGCTTGAAGATGAAAACAAGAATGCGGCAGAAACTCATAAGAACGAGATTAAGCAGTTGAAAATCAACTCGGCAGTAGAGGCAGCTCTTGTTTCGGCGAAAGCAAAGAATGCTAAGGCTGTTATGCCGTTTCTTAATCTTGATGATGCAGAGTTATCAGATGACGGCACGGTCAAAGGTCTTAAAGAACAAATCTCAAAGCTTATTAAGAGCGATGATACAAAATTCTTGTTTGCAGATTCAAAAACACAAATCAAAGGTGCTCAAATCGGCGAATCAGGCGACGATGACGGTGAGCATAAGGTAGACACTTCCAAAATGACATATACGGAAATGTGTGCTTACCTTGAACAACATCCTGATGCAAAAATTTAATTGTGAAAGGAATTATTAAAAATGGCAAAATTTGATTCAAAATCATTTAACCCACAGGCATTTGGTAAGTATGTAGAACGAGTGCCAAACCCAAAGAAAAAGGAGCTTGCAAAGTCAGGCGCTATCGGCTCAAACGAACAGGCAAGAGAGGCATTGTCAAGTCAGACAGGCTCGCTTTATTGCAGAGTACCATATTACGGTACTATTTCAGGCAAAACCTCACAGAATAACACAGGCGCAACTGATATTGTGTCAAGCAATACAACTACTTTTGAGCAGGGCTTCATCGTTGCTTCAAGAATGGACGGTTGGACAGAAAGAAGCTTCAGCAAGAATATTACAGCCGGTGTTGACTTTATGAACAATGTCGCTGAACAGATTGCTGATTATAAGCTTGATGTTAAGCAGGACATCATTCTTGCAATCTTGAAAGGCATTTACAGTATGAGTACATCAGGCTCAACAGTTGCAGCAAAGGCTGCTAAAACCTTTATCGACAAACATACATATGATATTACTGCTAATGAGGGTGAGGATGCCTATGTAGGTGCTAAAACTCTTAATTCGGCTATGCAGAAAGCTTGTGGCGACAATAAGGATATTTTCAAGCTTGTAATTATGGACAGTACCATTGCTACAAATCTTGAAAACTTGCAACTTCTTAAATATTTTACTTATACAGATAAGGACGGCCTTACAAGAGAACTTGCCCTCGGCAGTTGGAACGGCAGAGCGGTACTCGTTGATGACGGTATGCCTACCGAGGATATTCCTGCTGTTAAGGCTGATGAAAGCAAAGGTATTAAGGCTGTTGAAGCTTATACTAAGCATACCTCTTATGTTCTTGGCTTAGGCTCAATTATTTGTGATGATATCGGCGATTCAGTTCCTTATGAAATGAGCCGTGACCCTAAAACAAACGGCGGTCAGGATACACTCTATACCCGTGACCGTTATATTTGCGGTGTTGACGGTATTTCATTTGAAAAGCCTGCATCTCTTACAGCTTCGGCATCTAACGATGACCTTTCTAACGGTGCAAATTGGTGCATTATTAACGACGGCACTGAGGCTATTGCTGATAAGGCAATCGCTATTACAAGAATTATCTCAAAGGGATAAGAGGGGGTTGTTAAATGACAACCGAGGTATCCGATACAATTCGTTCATTTATTAAGGCTATATCAGCCGTTCTTAACGATTCAGCCTTTGACGATGAGTTTATATTGCTTATCTTAAAAAGGCTTGAAACGTTGGGATACAAGCTTACTGTAAACGATAATAATGTGTGGCTTATTGCTTTTTCAATTAATGAGGTAGTAAGCCACATTAAAAATTTCTGTAATATCTCAGCAATACCTAAAGAACTCAATCATATTGTCATTGAAAGAGTGGCAGGTAAGGTTTTGTATAACCAAAAGTCAACAGGACAATCGGACGATTTACCTATTGATTTGGAAACAGCGGTAAAATCAGTTCAAACAGGCGATACAAACGTTACCTTTGCCATAGGTGAGGGTTCTATGACTGATGAACAGCGCTTTGATGCGATTGTTTCTTCTTTACTTAATACAGGTGAGGGTGAATTGATATGCTTTCGCAAAATCAAATGGTAAGAAAAGCTATTGAAAGTACATATATCGGCAAATGCACGGTAATTGAGCATAAAAAGACTGTTAATGCTAATCATACAACTTCATTTAATGATGAAATTGTATATAAAGATGTGCCTTGCCGATTGTCTTTTAAAACGGCAAATCCTACGGCTCAAAGCGATTCGGTTAATGCTGTTGCGCAGATAATTAAGTTGTTTTTGCCGCCTGATTATTCTATTTCTCCCGGCTCAAAGATTGCTGTTACTCAAAACGGTGTTACTACTGAATACAAAAATGCAGGACAACCGTTTATTTACGATTCGCACCAAGAAATTGAAGTTGAATTATTTGAGGGGTGGGCATAATGAGTTGTGATACAAAGGTTTTTGAAGAACTTATTAATACTCTTGAAAATGAGCAAAGCCGTATTGATGATTTTTGTAAGGATTGTTCAATAAGGATTGTATCGGAAATATTTAAAAAAGCGGCAGAACGAAGCCCTGTTGACACAGGTACTTTGAGAAGAGGCTTTACTATAACCGATAACCTTGAAATGTCAAAAATCGGCGATACATTTAAGACAAGTGTTACTAATAATACTTCGTATGCCGATTATGTTGAGTTCGGACACAGAATAAAGAACAGCGACAAGTTTGTTGACGGCTTTAAAATGTTGAGTGCAGCAGAGGACGAGGTAAGAAATGTTATACCGACCTACCTTGAAAGAAGAATGAAAAAAGAGTTTGGAGATTTGTTTACTAATGGCTGATTTATTAATTAATGGCGTATGTAATGCTTTATATAACGAGTTCGGCGATGATTACGAATACTATATTGATGAAATTAAGCAGGGTTTAAATAAATCCTGCTTTTTCATTAGTTATGTTCGCAACGCTCAAAACAGATTTATAAATAATCGTTTGCGCTCTGAAAATCGTATATCAATTCAGTTTATACCAATTGATGATGTGAGCGCCGAAAAGCGTAGCGAGATATCCAACAGGCTTTATACCTGTTTGGATTGTATTGATGACGGAGAGGATAAGTTTTTCGGTAAGGATATGCAATGCGAGCCACTTAGCGACAATATGCTCAATTTTCAGGTAAGCTATAACTTCTTTAAAAAGGTAGTCGGTGATAATGTAGACAAAATGAATGAGTTGAAATTAAATCAAAGGTGATTAAATGAAAAAAACAGAAACAAAATACACAAAAGAGCAGTTGATTAACTCGGATGCTTTTTCAAGTAATCGAGATTTGTTGACTGCTCTTCTTATTGACGGTGAAATATATACCGTTAAAGAAACTCACGAATTAATCAAAAAGTATTTGAAAGGAAAGGTGAAATAATATGGCTTTTGGCGGCGGTGCTTTTACAGCACAAAACAAGACTTTGCCGGGTGCATATATTAACTTTGTATCAGCGGCTAATGCATCAACTGCTTTATCAGACAGAGGAATTGCAACAATTGCATTGCCTCTTAATTGGGGTGCGGATGATAAGGTGTTTACGGTGACAGCTTCGGATTTTAAAAAGAACAGCAATACGATTTTCGGCTATTCTTTTGATGCCGACGAGCTTAAGCCTGTGCGTGAAATCTTTAAGAACGCTATAACACTTCATTGCTTCCGCTTAAATGGTGGTGGCAAGCAAGCTGAATGTACCTTTGCAAAAGCAAAATACACAGGCACAAGAGGAAACGATATTGCTATTGTGATTGAGAAGAATGTTGACGAGCAAAGCAAATTTGATGTTAAAACAGTTTTTGATAATAAGACTGTTGATATTCAAACTGTAGCTAAGGCAAGTGAACTTGTTGATAATGAATTTGTTACATTCATTTCATCAGCTAATCTTATCGTGACAGCTAAAACTGCCCTTACAGGTGGTACTAACGGTACAGCAGACGGTGAATCACACCAAAAATACCTTGATAAAATTGAGAGGTATTCATTTAACGCAATGGGTGTTGCAACTGAGGACGACAGCACAAAAGAGCTTTACATAAGCTTTTGTAAGCGACTTCGTGATGAGGTAGGCAAGAAATTTCAGCTTGTTGTTTATAACAAGAAAGCTGATTATGAGGGTGTTGTCAACCTTAAAAATGATGTTACAGACGGTGCTACAAAGGCAGACCTTGTTTATTGGGTAACAGGTCTTATTGCAGGTGTTGCGGTCAATAAATCTTGCACTAATACTAAATATGACGGCGAATATACCGTTAATGTTGATTATACGCAGGCACAGCTTGAACAGGCTATCAAAGACGGCGAGTTCACGCTTCAGCAGAGCGATGATAATATTTGTGTATTATCCGATATCAACTCTCTTGTTACTGTTACAGTTGCAAAGGGCGATGACTTTAAATCTAATCAGACGATTCGAGTTCTCGACCAAATTGCAAATGATATTGCTGTTATGTTCAACACAAGATATCTTGGTATTATTCCTAATGACCGAGGCGGCAGAAATTCGCTTTGGAAAGATATTGTTAAGCATCACAAGGAATTAGAGCAAATCAGGGCGATTGAGGACTTTAACAGCGATACAGTTATCGTTGAGCAGGGTGACACAAAGAAATCTGTTGTAGTGACAGAAGCGGTTACACCTGTAAACGCTATGGAACAGCTCTATATGACTGTTACAATACAGTAAAAAGGGAGGTATAAGATACAATGACTAAAAGTATTATGAATGCAAAAGATACCGTATCTGCGAAACTTGCAGAGTGTTATGTTACTGTCGACGGAAACAGATACAATTTTATGCAGGCAATTAAGCTTGAGGCTAAGGTTGAAAAGACCAAAACCGAAGTACCTATATTGGGTAAAACAGGTAAGGGTAATAAGTCTACAGGTTGGAAAGGCTCAGGCTCTGCAACATTCCATTATAACACTTCAATTTTCCGTGAACTTCTCGAAAGATATAAGAGAACAGGCGAAGATGTTTATTTCGATATTGAAGTTACCAACGAGGACCCGACTTCAAGCGTAGGCTTACAGACCGTAAACCTTATCAATTGTAATATTGACGGCGGCATCCTTGCAAAATTTGATGCCGACGGTGAATACCTTGACGAGGATATGGACTTTACTTTTGAGGATTTTGAAATTCCTAACAAATTCAACAAGCTTGCAGGAATGTAAGCAAAATAATTATAGGGGGCTGATTATTCAGTCCCTTACTTTTTTTAAAAACGAAAGGATAAATAACTATGTCAAAATTCAGTAGATTTCTTAAAGAAAATAAAGCAGTAAGGGAAAATGTTAAGTATGTCCCTACGAAGTCATTTACCGATGAAAACGGCAATCCGATTGAATGGACTATTAAACCGCTTACCACTAAAGAAGCTGAGGCTATGAGAGATAAGTACACAAAGGATGTACCTATTCTTGGCAAACCTAATCAGTTTAAACAACAGCTTGATGTTGCTAAGTATAATGCTTCTCTTATTGCAAAATCGGTTGTTGAGCCGAATCTTAATGATGCTGAGTTACAGGACAGCTACGGCGTAAAGACACCTGAGGCTCTTATTGTTGAGATGATTGATAACCCCGGCGAATATTCACAGTTCCTTGTTTTCGTGACAGAACTCAACGGCTTTACTGACATTAACGATGATGTCGAAAAGGCAAAAAACTAATTCAAGAGGACGGAGATGCGGCTTATGCACACTACGCCCTCCAAAAATTACGAATATTGCCCTCGATTTTTGCGAATTTACCGCAAAAAGAAAGAGCCTTTATTATAGCTTCTATTGATTTAAGAGTAGAGGCTGAGGACAAGGCTCGAAAAGATTTAAAATGAAAGGACTGATAAAATGGCAACTATAACAACTACACTAACTATTGCCGACAGAATGACAGCACCATTGCGTAATATCACTTCTGCTTTGCAATATACGGTCGATGCCTTGCATTCAGTCAATACGGCTACGGTTAAGGGCTTTGATACTACTGCAGTTGATAAGGCACAGAGAGCGATTAATATGTGTAATAATGAAATTAACAAGATTAATTCTACCGTAACTACAGCAGGAAATTCAGTTCAGCGTTCAACAGCTAAAATGAGTAATGGCTTTAATACTGCTAAATTATCGGTGTCAAAACTTCTCTCCGTTATAGGTGGACTAAGTGTTGTTCAAAAAATGAGCAATGTTGTAACAGGTCAATTAGACAGCGCATTTAAGCGTATGGATACTATGACTAATTATAACAGGACAATGACTGCCATTACAGGTAGTGCTCAAATGGCAAAAGCATCATTAAACGGAATAAAAGATTCTGTAACAGGAACTGCGTATGGTCTTGATATTGCTGCGAGCGCTGTTCAAAACTTTGTTACAAGGGGTATGGATATCGGAAATGCTACAAGCGAGGTTACTAAGTGGCTTGATGCTGTTTCATTTTACGGACCCGGAACTAACGAGGCTTTAGGTACCGTTACTGATGCGCTTGGTAAGATGATGTCAAAAGGCACAGTTGAAATGGAACAGCTAAATCGATTGACTGATGTAGGTATTAACGCTGTCGGTATTTATGCTCAGGCTACAGGTCAAAGTGCGAGTGCTGTTCAAAATGCTTTGAGCAAAGGTACTATCAGTTCACAAAACTTTATTACAACTGTTTCTACGGCTTTTGAAGAGGGTACTAACGGTGTATTGAAAATAGCAGGGTCTGCAAAAGGAGCAGCTACAACTTGGAGCGCTATCTTTGATAATGCGAAAGCGGCAATAACAAGAGGACTGCAAAATTTTATAACCGAAGTAGATACGGCTGTCGAAAACGTATTTGGTAAGGACCTTAAAACTATTGTTGCCGATTTTGGTAAAACTACAGAAACGACACTTGGTAATTTGGGAACTTTAGCAGGTAATATTGTTACCATGGTCGGCCCTGCTTTTCAATCTTTCGATAGTTTTACAGAAAAAATCAGCGGAAGTATGGGAACAATCATTCCTTTATTTGCGGCAGGACTAATCATATTCGGATTATATAAAGGTGCAATTGCCGCAATAAATGGTTTGACTGCAATTCATTCGGCGGTGACAACTATCCAAGCATCTGTTCAAGCATGGCATAATAAAGAAGCTCAGGAAAATATAAAGAAAATGATTAAATGTGCAAGCGCAACAACTGTTGATACAGCAGCAAAAACTACTAATGCGGCGGCAACGGAAGCAGCTGCCGGGGCACAGTTTAGTCTAAATACGGCTATGCTTGCCTGTCCTGCCCTTATTGTGGCAGGGGCTTTGTTAGCAGTAATTGCGGTGATTACAGCTCTTGTGGCAAGTTTTAACGGTTTTAAAACTGAAACTACAACAGGCTTGCAGAATTTAGCAGGCTCGGTCTTTGTCGTCGGTGCAGGTATTTACAATTTCATTATAGGAATTATAAATGGAATCATTCAAATATTATATACGCTCTTTGTTAAGCCTGTAGAGGATGTTATGAATTGGGTTTATAACATTTTTACAGGTGGTTTTAACAATATAACTGATGCTTTTACTAATCTATTAGCAAAAATGCTTGGAGGTTTAGTAAGCTTTGCACAGGCATTTACAAGAATTTGGGATGATATTACAGGTCAAAATGTTACTGCTAAGCTTGATTCGGCAAAATCATACTTAGATAAAGTAGGCGCAAACGAATACTATACTAAGAAATTTGATTTTACGCCTAAGGGTATCAATCGCAAAACTTATAAAAATGCTTACGGCAAAGGTGTGGCATTTACCAATAAAATGACGTCTAAACTTGTTGTTGATACAAACAACAACGACTTGACCGATATGCTCAACAAAATTTCAAATTCAACGGCTTCCACCGCTAACAGCGCATCAAGTATAAGTGATTCAGTTGCCACTACAAGTGAAAATATTGAATACTTAAAGGATATGGCGGAAGAACAGATTATAAATCGCTATACTAACTCTGTTAATGTTGAAATGATTAATCATAACAATATTAACAGTGACCTTGATATTGACGATGTGACAGAGCATTTGAGAAGTACGATTGAGCAAGGGCTTAACTCTAACGCAGGGGGTAATCATTAATGTATTTAATGCAAATCGATGAATTTGTTTTTCCGATTACACCAAGCAAAATAACTCAAACAATGAAAAGTAATAATGAAACTGTCACTCTTATTAATGAGGGCGAGGTTTCTTACTGCAAATCGCCGAGTTTAAGAGAGTTTAATATAAGTGACCTTATATTACCACGATACAATTATCCTTTTGCGGCTGTTGGTAAATCAGGCACACCTGAAGCTTATGTTGAACAGCTTAGGGCTTACCAAACGGCTAAAAAGGTTGTTGCTTTTACGATTACAAGAAAATCGCCTAACGGTGCTACTGACAGCAATTACGAAAGCAAAAGCTATAAGGTTACTGTTGAAAATATCGAGGTAACCGAGGATGCTAAAGACCTTGGCACTGATGTATCAATAAATTTGACACTCAAAGAGTATAAAACTTGGGGCGCTAAAAGGCTAACGGCCAAGCCGCCTAAAACGGTTAAGACCAAAAAGAATGATACACTTTCAAGCCTTGCAAAAAAGTATTTCGGTGATACAGCAAAATGGAAAACGATTTACAATCTTAATAAAAAGACTGTTAAAAATTCCAAAAAGAAGCTACTTAAAAAACTGAAAACCAATAAGGATAGGAAAAAAGCAAAATTGCTTCCCGGTCAAACGCTTAAGCTCAAAAAGACAGCTAAGAAGAAAAGGAGATAATCTATTATGGCGAATACAGGACTATTCGGACAGACAATGAATTTTGATACCTTTGTTTCTACATTTCTTGGCAAAGCAACTGATTATGACAGGGCTTACGGCGTTCAATGTGTCGATTTGATTTTGCTGTATATCGAAAAATGTATCACAGGTAAAAGCGCAGGCTTTAAAGGAAATGCTAAAGAGTGGTGGCTTAACCGTAAGTCGTCAACGTGGTTAAAAAACAATTTTGTTTTTATTACACCGACTTATAAAAAGAATAATGAGGTACAAAAGGGTGATATAGGAGTTAAAACGTCAGGTGGTGGCGGAAACGGTCATATCTTTATTATTGCAGGTGGCAATTCAAACGGTCGTTTCACTTATTACGACCAAAATGGAACAGGCAAGCACGATAAAATGTCTATCCGTATGGGTATTCCGTATAACAAGAATACTATTAACGGTATTCTTCGCCCAAAAAATCAAAGCAAATTAGGCAATTCGATACCTAATATAAAGTCCGATAAGAATGGTAGTTCTACGAGCAATGGAAACATAACAGGCGGCGGTACTGCTGCAAGCAGCGGTACGAAAAATAATCAAAGCTCGACAACAAAAGATACTTCGGCAGAAGAAATTAAGTATCTGAAAAAAATACTGAAAAATAAAACCAAAGTATCAACGGCAGTTAAGAACGTTACTATTACTGATACTAATAAGCAAAACCGTACATATGTTCAAACCGTTTGGCGGCATTTTACTACTACCCAAGGCTCATATATTGATAGGTATGTTCCTGTTAAAGAGGGCGCTAAAATTACTTGGGAAAGAAAAGGCACACCGGGGCAATTTGATTTTGAGGTTGTTTATGACGATAACCACAAATATAACATTCAAGAGGGCGACTGTATTATTGTTTCTCTTTGCAAAAGTGACGGAACTGACCCGAAAACAATGTTTGTAGGATATGTTTTTACAAAGAAAATCTCAAAAGACCGCATTTACAGCTATGTTGCTTATGACCAACTGCGTTATCTGAAAAATAAGGACTTCCTTATATACAAAAAGAAAACGGCATCGCAGGTCATTAAAACGGTGGCTAAGCGAATGAATTTGAAATATGGCTCAATAGCAGATACAAAATATAAAATGTCAGCTATAGAAGAGGGTTCGGAATGCTTCGATATTATTCAGGATGCGCTCGACAACACTATGCTTGAAAAAAGTCAAATATATGTGCTTTATGACAATTGCGGTAAACTGACATTGAAAAATATAAGCAATATGAAAAGGAATAGTTGCGTGGTTGATGTTGAAACAGCGCAGGATTATTCACTTGAAACCTCAATTGACAGTAATACATACAATCGAGTGAAAATTGTTTATGAAAAAACAAACAAAGATGATAAGAAAACAACCTATCATACTATTGTTTGTCAATCATCAAAAAGTATCAATCAATGGGGTGTACTTCAGCTTTACGAAAAGGTGGATAATATCAAGGTTGCAAAACTAAAGGCACAGGCATATATGAAAATGTATAACGCTAAAACAAAAAGCCTTACCGTTAAAGATGTAATCGGCGATAGAAACGTAAGGGCAGGCTCAATGGTGCCTGTTATTATGAATTTGCCTAACTGTAAGATAAGCAGTTATTTGCTTGTTGAAAAGGTAACGCATAAATTTGAAAACGGAAAGCATACAATGGACCTTATTCTTTCAGGAGGTGGCTTTAATGGCAAGTAACTCTAATCTTGTTCAATTAATGAAAAGGGCGGCGATAGAGGCTGTGGATGCTTCTAAGCCCTGCATTATTAAGCTTGGCAGGGTTAAAAATGTCAGCCCTTTAAAAATATCGCTCGGTCAGAAAATAACAGTTGATGAGAGCTTTTTATATGTGACAAAAACAGCACGAGATAATATTAAGAAAACAGAAACGAGAGTAGTTTTACTCCGTCAGCAGGGCGGCGGTAAATATCTTGTTTTGGATGTTTTAGATTAGGAGGCAAAAAATGGCATTTTCAAATGATGATTACATTTATGACGATGATATTATTGACGAATCGGCAGATGACGAGATTGATGAGGAAGTCGATATTTCATCTTATCCTAATCGCACATTCAAAATGAATACAGCCGCTAAACGTTTTAGCGGAATGATTGACGAAGAAGATAGCGAAAGCGCTATAAGACAAGTCGTTTCTTGTATTTTGAATACGCAAAGATATAATGATGAAGCCTTTAGCAGTAACTACGGTTTTGAGTATCAAGATTTAATAGGTCAAGATAAAGACTATGTTTGTGCTGTTTTGCCGAGCAGAATTAAAGAAGCTTTAACAATGGACGACCGTATTGAAGACGTTACAGATTTTGATATTTCGGTAAAAAAGAAAAATGTTTTTGCAAAGTTCACAGTAGTAACGGCTGATGAAGATATTGAAATTGAAACGGAGGTGAATATAAATGTATGAAAATCAAACTTTTAATACAATTATGCAAAGAATGCTAAATAATGTATCTGATGATATCGACAAACGAGAGGGTTCTATTATTTATACCGCCCTTGCTCCGCTTGCGTTGGAACTTGAAACATATTACGAGGCGCTTGACGAGGTATTAACCGAAACATTTGCCGACACAGCATCCTATTATTATTTAACTAAAAGAGCCGCCGAAAGAAATATATATCCGATTGAAGCGACACCGTCAACTTTGCGAATGATGGCAGACCCACCAACTGCCGAGATTGAGGTGGGGGATAGATTTACTTCGGAAGATTATGAGCTTACTTTTGAAGTAATAAGCGGTGATGATATTGCAGGTGCTTATGATATTGTTTGTGTTACAGAGGGAATTATAGGCAATCTCGAAAGCGGAACGCTTATACCTGTTGATGAAATTAACGGTCTTGAAAGTGCAAAAATTCAAGGAGCAGTTCTTTATGATGATAAGGGTAATAAAATCCTTGATGACAATGGCAATGAAACTTATAAAAGTGCTGTTATCGTTCCCGGAGTTGACGAAGAAGATGTGGAAGCATTTCGTGAAAGGTATTTTAGTTCCTTGCAAAGTAAAGCCTTTGGCGGCAATCGTGAGGACTATATCAATAAGATTAAAGAAAACAGTCAAGTAGGCGCTTGCAAGGTTATGCGTTCGAGTATAACGGAGTATGTTCCTAATGAGGAGGTTAATCAATGGATTGCCGATGCTGCGGTTGATAGTTCGTTGTCATCCTATGTGAAAAATTGGCTTACTGCCGTATCATCAGCAATTAAAAATAAAACGTTGTCATCAGGTGGAACGGTTGAAGTGTATATTCTTGACAGTAATATGAATAAACCGAGTGAGGAACTTATTAATGAGTTAAAAACCACCTTAGACCCGACTGACGGCGGCGGTGATGGCATAGTTCCGATAGGACATTGTGTAAACGTTCAGAGTGCAAAGCTTGTTAATGTTGATTTTGATATTACCGTTTCATTGAAGCAGGGCTATTCGGTTGATGATGTCAAAGCATCTGTTAAAGAGGTTATTAATAGCGCCTTAGCTGATTATAAGAGTGAGTGGGAAACAAGCGATAATACGGAACTTACCTCAATTCAGTTTTTAACTGCCATATATAACGAGTGCAGTAATTATATTACAAATGTTTCCTGCACTTTGAATAACGGTCAAAGCGTTACTTTAGATGAAATAAGTGTTGCCACTCTCGGAATACTTAAAATAAATGATGAGGTGATTTCATAATGGCAACAGATAATGAAACCAAAACCTTATTAGAATATTTGCCGCCGTTTTTGCGTGAATATTATGAATTCAAGCAGCTTTGCAAATCGGGCGATATTGAGGTTTCGAGTATTGACAAAGCGGTTGATTGGAATTTTGATTCAGCATTTATTTCGGATTGCGATGCAACCGTATTGTCCAAATATGAGCGGCTTTTGGGAATTATTCCTACTTCAAGCCAAAGTATTGAAAATCGAAGAAACAAGGTGCTGTTGCAATGGAATACAGTGGCAAGTATGACCTTGCCGCAATTTATTTCAAAGCTTCAAGAATACTGCGGCAAAGATAATTTTACTGTTGACAATAGCAGAGAGCAATTTTATCAGCTTGCTATATGGCTCAATATTCATAAAGTCGATATTCCGCTTATTAAAAATTTTATCGATACGTGGTTGCCTATGAATGTGAATTACACGCTGAACGGCAAAACTGAAATCGAAGAAAGTTTAAAAATCGGTTTTCTTACAAAAATCGAGGAACGAAATCAAATAAGCGTTGAAGAGTACAACGATGACACAATAGTGTATTGTGCCGATGATGAAAATAACGTAATTCTCGATGATGACGGAAATATACTGATTCTCGATGAATAGAAAGGAAAAATAAATGTTTACTGCATTTAAACTTACTAATAACGGTAAGGCTCTGCATATCGGAGCGGTTAATGGTAACAGCATTAAATTTACTAAGGTTGCTTTTGGTGACGGTGTTGAGAAAACTAATTATTTAGAAGCTACCGAGTTAAGCAATGTTGTTACAAGTGTACCGTTTACCTCTTATGATAATACAAAGCAAAATATCTTAAATCTTAAATGGGAGCTTGACACCTCTAAAATTCCTAAAAGCTTTGATTGGTGCGAATATGGTCTTTATGCTGAAGATAAGGACGGCAATGAGGTTCTTTATGCTTATGCTTATGATAATGCACCCGCAAGGCTTGAAAAAATGGAACAGGGTGTTATTGCTCTTTACGTAGGATATGTTACCGTTACTATAACCGATACAGACAATATAACCGTTGCTGTAGGCGATTATGATACTGTTACGGTTAATCAATTTAAGGAACATACTGAAAATTACGAAAATCCTCATAATGTTACTGCTCAACAAATAGGACTTGGAAAAGTTGAAAATGTTTCATCAAGTGATGCCGTACCAAAATTTACAGAAGCAAACCGATTTGAAAATGTTTCATCAGGCGACAAAACGAGTACGCTTTGGGGAAAAGTGAAAAAAGCGATATCAACGCTTTCAAACCATTTGCTTGATAAAAACAACCCTCATAATGTAATATGGCGGCATATTTTTAGTTCAAGTAATGAGGCGTTGCCTGTTGAATACGGCGGTACAGGTGTAAGCTCTCTTTCTTCAATAGGAATTGAGCCTCTACAAGATTATAAATCACAAGTTGCTTTTGGCGCTGTATTTTATAATTTTTACAATTGTCAATTTTATCGTAAAAACGGAATAGTTACAGTTACGGTTACTTGTCAAATTAATAAGGACGTAAACGGCGATGCGCAAGCAGGGGATGCAATATTGACGTTGCCTGTCGGTATGCGACCTGCAAATCAGCTATCAGTTATTGGTATTGCAAGTAATAAGGAAATATTTACTGTGGCGATAAATCCTGATGGACAGGCTATTTTTTATTCGTTTGGTTCTCTTTCTATTCAACAGGCTACGCATATTCGCTTTTCAGCTACTTATCCTGCTGCATATTAAGGAGGTATTATATGGGACTAAGAAAATTCAAAGATATAATTAAATCAATCGGAGCGCCTAACAAGGATGATACCTTGTTGGGCGTTTTTAATGGCAAAACAGCTCAGAAGAGCATTGAGGATATCCTCAAAGTCTCCGACTACACCTTACTCCAAAACCGACCTATCACAATTCTAAGCCAAGATTTCAAGGTGAGTGACCTTAAGGAAAGCAGTTTATATTTCATTAACAATAGCATTAATTGCAAAAAAGAGGACGGAAGTTTGCTTGTAAATTTATATGCAGGCATATTAATCCTTACCGGTACCGGCGGCGAAGCTCAAGTTTTTGATTCGTATAATACTTATTACGTTGAAGATTTGAGCGCTGGAGATTGGTTTAACGATGATTGCAACCATGTAACAACCCAAGAAGTTAACGATTTATTAAGTGATTTATCGGATTATATTTTCAAGTATAGTAGGCCGTTAAATCCAAAAAATAAAGTCACAAGAACACTTTCTGGTTTTGCCGAAGATATTACCAGAAGAACAATGGTACTCGGTAGCACCGATTTATCAAACACAATTAGTTCTGACGGCAAATACAGCTTTTATAGCAGAGGAATTTTTCGTTTAGGTCATCCGAATGCTGCGGCAGGTTTTACACCTTTAAATATCAAGGTGAACAAAGGCGACACAATTTATGTCAAATTCAGCAAAACAGATACGGAATGCTTATGCGATATCGTTTATATCGGTGATATTGGCATGAACATTCCTGATGATGCTAATTATGAATATAGTACCATTGACGTATGGTCGGGTCAGTTAGGATTTGCAATCGGTGCTACTGAGTACGATTCGACCTTGTGGGACGTGGTAGTAAGCGCTCAGGGTACTGCTTTCGATATTAATCATTATTTATTTAACCTTCCCTGCGCAAGAACCGGTGGCCTTGTATATTCGACTAAAGAAGAATTCAGACGTCCCGAATTTAGAGCGGTTACGCTCGGTAACGGATTGAAATTTGAAAACGGAGTGTTATCTCTCGATATCGAAAACGGAGATAATTTAAAATACGGTACTTCAACAGCCCAAGCCGAAGAAACAAATGAAAATGAGGTGACTGCTAATGAGTGATAAAGTGATTATTATAAGTAAATCAAAGCTTGATACTCTTGCTGATACTATTAAATCTAAATCAGGAGCAACAGATAATCTGTCTTTAGATGAATTGGTGCAAAAGGTGCAAGATATTCAAGTTGGCGACAACGGGAACGACGTCGCAACAATAAAACTTCCTTACCTTACAGCAAATTCTGATAATTCATATTTTGAGCTGCCACAAAGTATAATCGATATCCGAGGTATTGAAATTAAATACAGATTTACTGACAGACCGAGCGGTGAGTCTTGGGTTTGTGGAAATTGGAAAAATAATTCGAATACATTTTTGTTGGGCTATTATAATTCAATGCTTCAATTTTCTGTTTCATCTACTGCTCAAATAAGAATACCGTTTGATACTGATTGGCATATCGCTAAAATCGAAAATAACAGATTATTTATAGATGAAGCTCAATCCGAAAACGAAATAACATGGAGTAATTTGAGTGCGTTAGGTAATTTGAATATCTTTCGTTCACCTCATACAGGCGGTTGTTTATATAAGGATATATCATATGTGAAAATTACAGATGTAAGCGGAAAAACGCAGACATATTATCCATATATTATTGAAAATTCTGTCGCATTTGTAAGTGAAGAAAATAGAATTACAAGTAATGGAAGTTTCACTTATTCATTGTCAAATGACTATTACGAAAATCATAAACTATTTTGGGCTTTAGATACTATTGGTTTTGGAAAAAGTAAACCCAAAGCATTTGCCGGTAACAATAGATTATACTATTTTCCACGTTTTATGAATAGTAAATGCCTTGAAATAATTGATTGGAGTGGAGCTTTTTCAGAATGTACTAATTTAACGGAAGCAAATATAAACACAAGTAATGGTACAAATTTTAGTAGTATTTTTTATAATTGTTCTAAATTAATCAATGTAATAAATACAGGTGATTTTTCAAAAGGCTTAGATTTTACTAATGCATTTAGGAATACAAGAGTGACAGATGATGTGGTTCAAAAATTTAGTTTTGACAGTATAAAAAACGGCTTTGGAATGTTTGGATATGGTACAAAAATCACTCAATTGCCGAAGTTTAATCACGAAACTATCACTGATATGGGCGAAATGTTCTGGTCGTGCTCTTTATCAGATTTAGGTACTGAGGATTTAAACTTTCCTAATGTTACAAATGCAGCGTGGGTTTTTGGTGAAACACAAATTACTAAAGTGCCTAATTTAAGTTTTCCTAATGCAACAAGTGCAAAAGGAATTTTTAAAAACTGTTCAAAATTAATAGCCGTATCTAATCTAAGTATGCCTAAAGTAACAACTATGGAAGGAATGTTTTATGGCTGCTCAAACTTGGAAAAAGTTTTAACATTGGATTGTAGTGCTGTTACAGAGCTATTTAATTTATTTAATGGCTGTTCAAAATTAACAAGTGACCAGGTTAAATTGATTAATATGAATTCCGCTGTGCAAATCAATGCGCCAAGTATGTTTCAAAATTGTATTTCACTTACGATTCTTAACAAAACGATGGTTGACGCAAGTCATTTTTATAATCTTACAGATTTTGTAAATGGTTGTACAGCTTTAGAAAGCATTGATTTAGATATTTCAATAGTTAAATGGTGTATTCGTGCTTTTAAAAATTGTACAAGTTTAAAATCAATTAAGACACTTGATTTTACCAATGCAGCTGATGGCGCATATTCTGCTTGTTTTGAGGAAACATTTGCAGGGTGCTCAGCATTAGAAGATATTGAAATTGTTCCTGAAAGTACAAAATTTAGTATTTCTTTTAGTAGTTCACCACTATTGACAGATGCATCAATCCAAAATATTATAGATGGCTTGGCAACAGTTACAAGCCAACGAACATTAACACTACACACAGATGTGAAGTCAAAATTGACGGACGAACAGAAAAGTGCTATAGCTTCCAAGAATTGGAAACTTGCATAAGACAAAGAGGTGATGATATGACAACAACAATAATCACTACCGTTATTTCTTCGCTTACAGCAGCTTGCGTAAGTGGTGTAATCGTGTATGTTAAAGGCGTACACAAGAAAGATACGGCAATTAAAGAGGGTATGCTTTCTTTACTTCGTGCAGAAATTATAAGACAGCACGACAAATATACTCAAAGACAATATTGCCCCATTTATGCTAAAGATGCCTTAACAAAGGCTTATGCTGCTTATCATTCGCTTGGCGGAAATGGTACAATAACAAAAATCTATAACGAAACTATGCAACTGCCTGAAACGGCAGAGGAGGTAAAAAAATGAAAACATTATGTATATCGCTTATTATCGTTGCGCTGCTTATTTTAGCCGTGCAAATTATTACAGAAATCATCAAATCCGTATTAAAGGATAAGGAAAATATTGTTTATAATATGATTGTATTCGGTGTTTCCTTATTCTTAACACTCGTAACAGTCATTGCGGCAAGCCAAATTGTACCGTTCAAACTCGTTTGGTATATCATTGTCGGCGCTATCGTCGGCTCGTTCTTTATTGCTTACGGCGCTATGTACGGATATGACAAGCTTTTCAAAAGAGTATTTGAATCTGTAAAAAACGCAATCAAATCATTTTTAGAAATTGAGGAAGAGGTGAAAGGTAATGAAAAGAAATAAAGCTATAATGTCCGTGATAATGTCGTTGCTTTTGATTATATCAATCTTTTGCGGCTGCAATAATTCAAATATCGAAAGCACAACAAAGCCGACAGAAACGACTACCGTTGAGCAAACAACCGAACCCGAAGTTACTATTTCTGCTGATGTTAAGTCAGAGGCAGAGAAAACTAAGGATGAAGTTGAAAACGGCAAAGATATCGGCACTGATGAGCCTATTATCGCAAAGCCTAAAGACGAAAGCACTGTTGTTGATGAAAGCTTGATTGAGCAGGACGCTGTTATTGAACAAGAAAATATATCCTATGACGGTACTAATACCGGGAAAGGTAAAGCACTTCTTGGTGCTTGCACAGGTCTTACATATTATAATCAGGCTGACAGCAGGTGGGCGAAAGCACCATATACAAGCTCAAACAATAAAACGCAAACGATTAAATCAAGTGGTTGCGGTCCAACTTCAGCGGCAATGGTTGTAAGCTCTTCAAAAGGTGCTATTTTGCCTGCAACAATGGCAAAGCTTTTTGTTGATAACGGCTATCGCACAAAATCAAACGGAACTGCGTGGTCGGCTTGGTCTTTTGTAGCTGACTATTTTAATTTTAAAAAATATGCTACAACTTCTAATATTGATAAAGCCTTAAACTATTTGAAAAAGGATAAGAACAAGGACGGCGTATCTGATTACTTTATTGTTGCATCCTGCAATTACGGACTTTTTACAACCTCAGGTCACTATGTTGTGCTTGTTGGCTACAACGACGGTACTATTTCCGTTTTTGACCCATATTCTTATATCGGTAAATTTGATACACCGAGCAGAAGCGCAGCAGGCGCTAAGCTTAGCGGCAATACCGTTTTTGTGAGTGAGAAAAATTTTAAAAAGTACGGCAACACAGTTAATTATTGGGTGTTCTCGAATGACTATAAAAAGAAAAAATCAAAAGCAAAGAAGAATGTTACCAAGTATGTTGCTACTCAGTCACAGTCGCTCAATGTCCGAGCAAAAGCCGATAAATCATCAAAGGTATTAACTCAACTAAAAAAAGGCACAAAGGTGACTGTTGCAAAGGTCAGTGGTTCGTGGTCTTATATTACTGCTCCGGCAAAAGGTTGGTTAAGTACCGCTTATCTTTCATCAACCAAGGTTGTTGCTGATAAACCGAAAAAGGTAACATATAAAACAACCGTCGGAAAGCACTACAGATTGAAAGGCAAAACATATTTATATAAAAATCGAAACCTTACAGGAATTAAATATGAGTATCTGCCGAAAACTGAAATAATCGTCCAAAAGCATATCAGCGCAAGTGTCGATAAGGTTAAGGTCGTTAAGACCGGCAGAGTAGCCTATGCTAAGATTAATTCGTATAAAGTAATAAAACATTGACAAAGCATAATATAATTGATATTATAATGTTACGTAGTCCGATGCCAAAAACTACGTATCTCATTAGAAACGCCCTCGGTTATTCAGCCGAGGGCGTTTTTGTTTATATTATGAATTTCAAAAGATATAAAAAAATAAACAGTCGATATTATATCGTTGGTAACTAATTGGTAACATTTCTATTTGTTTTCATTGTAAATAAACAAAACTCCCACATACTCCACCAACAAAGAATAATCCGAAACTTGTTATCATTGGCAACAGTTTCGGATTTTCTGTTTATATAGACTCAAGGCAGGGCTAATCTCTGCCTATTTCTCTGTTTTATGCTGTGTGTTATATTATTTTACATAAGCAAGTTTCCCAAAGTGTTTGTAACTGTTTGTTGCATTATGTATGTCATCTGTATATAAGTATTTAGCGTGAAGACTGCACTGGTACGTTTACATACTACGATACAAATACCACCATTATTTTACATATGAAGTCACCATTTTGTTATAAAACTTGAAAAATCGAGTAAACTATAGTATAATCGAATTAGCAAAAACGACGATAGCGGCAAAAATATTAAATGAGGTGATATTTTGGAAATCAACAGAGATATCTACTTAAACAGGCTTATTACGAGAAAGCAAAACGGATTTATTAAAGTAATCACCGGTATCAGAAGATGCGGTAAATCTTATCTATTGAATAAAATTTTTTATAATTATTTACTATCCGAAGGTGTAGACAAAAATCATATTATCAGATTTGCTTTTGATTCGGCAGATGATTTATTGCTTATAGACGAAGATATTTTAGATATCAGTGAGCAAAACAGAAAAGTTGATCCGAGAAAATTTATGCAATATCTTGCAGGCAAGATTGTCGATGACGAAATGTATTATCTTCTACTCGATGAAGTTCAGTTGCTTGGAAATTTCGAGGCTGTATTAAACGGATATATGAGAAAGGATAACTTAGATATTTATGTTACGGGCAGTAATTCTAAATTTCTTTCAAGTGATATTTTAACTGAATTTGAGGGTCGTGGCGACGAAATACATGTTTTGCCTTTGTCTTTTTCGGAGTTTTATTCTGCGTATGACGGCAGCAAGGACGAAGCTTTTGACGACTATATGGTGTATGGCGGACTGCCTGCGGTTGCTTTAATGAAAACCGATGAACAAAAAAGCAATTACCTTATTACGCAAATGAAAAATGTATATATTAAGGATATTGTCGCTCGAAATAATCTTAATTCTGATCAGGAAATCAGCGAGCTTGTCGATGTTTTAGCGTCGGGTATATCTTCATTAACTAACCCGAGAAAATTGGAAAACACATTTAAATCGGTGAAAAACACAACTCTTTGTGCATCTACGATTGATAAATATATAGGTTATCTAAAAGACTCATTTTTGATTAGCAAAGCAGAGAGGTATGATGTAAAGGGTAAGAAATACATCAGCACACCTTACAAGTTGTATTTTGAGGACACCGGACTTCGTAACGCAAGGCTTAATTTCAGGCAAATAGAAGAAACTCATTTGATGGAGAATATAATTTATAACGAGCTCAGATACAGAGGATATAATGTCGATGTCGGTGTTGTTGAGTTCAGAGAAAAAACTGCCGAGGGTAGGGATATCAGAAAGCAAGTTGAAATTGATTTCGTAGCTAATCAAGGCAGTAAGCGATACTATGTTCAATCTGCATACAATATTCCTGATGAAGAAAAATGGGAGCAGGAAACCCGTCCTTTCGAAAAAATTAATGACTCTTTCAAAAAAATTGTTGTGGTAGAAAAAAGTATGAAACCACGCCGTGATGATAAAGGCTATCTTATGATGGGAGTAAAAGAATTCTTACTTGATAGTAATAGTTTGGAAATTTGATTTCAACATAATAGGGAGTGTAAAATAATGTCGGATATAAAATACAACCGTATTGATGAGGATTTACAGCAAAAAATTATTTCTAACAGGGAAAGCCATTGGATAAACCCATATGCTTTTAAGGACGAAATGGCTGTCAGACGAAATAATGACATTGACAAATCCAATTTATGGCGTCCAGTATTTGTTCGTGATATAGAAAAAATTATGCATTTGCCATACTATAACAGATATGCTGATAAAACACAGGTGTTTTCGTTTAAAAATAATGACGATATTACACGAAGGGCACAGCATGTCCAACTCGTTTCAAGAATTGCACGAAATATTGGCTCAGTCTTAGGATTGAATCTGGATTTGATTGAGGCTATTGCATTAGGGCATGATATTGGTCATACACCTTTTGGACATGCCGGTGAAAGATTCTTAAGTGAGTTGTATCATAATGAAACCAATAGATATTTCAATCATAATGTTCATAGTGCAAGAGTATTAGATACTATTTTTGCTAGAAATTTCACAATGCAGACCTTAGATGGCGTCTTATGTCATAATGGTGAGTTTGAACAGCAAGAATACAAGCCTAAGTATGAAAAATCATTTGATGATTATGATACTGAAATTGAATTGTGTTATACAGAAGGGACAGATGCAATCAAAAAACTTATCCCATCGACTCTTGAAGGTTGCGTGGTAAGAATATGTGATATGATTGCGTATTTAGGAAAAGATCGACAGGATGCAGCGTTAGCAGGTATTATTGACCCCGATTATGAGTTCACTACTGAATTAATAGGTAGAGAAAATGCAAAAATAATTAATAATTTAACTGTTGATATTATTGAACACAGTTACGGTAAGGATTACATATCGCTCAGCGATAAGGCATTTAGTGATCTGAGTCTGGCAAAAAAAGAAAATTATGAAGTGATTTATAAAGACAAAAATATAAATAATCAGTACAACAGTATAATAAAACCGATGTTTGAAGATATATATTATAAGTTACTGGATGATATTAAGAAAAACGATGAAGATTCTATGATTTTTAAGCATCATATAAGCCCTATCGGTGAACCTTTGAGAAATTATCGTAATATTGATTATCTGTCAGAAGAAAATAATCAAATTGTTGTTGATTATATTGCCAGTATGACGGATGATTATTTTATTGCATTACATAAGTTTCTTTTTCCTGAAAGTAAATATTCCGTAGAATATGAACCATATTTTTAATTAATATATAATAAGTATTGGAGCAGATAAAATGAATCGAAAAAAAATAAATGAAAATGTAAAGAGAAAGTTATATGCTGAATCAATGGGAAGATGTATGAATCCTCATTGCCAAAAAGAGTTATTTAGAATTAATGGTGACATAATTGAAAAGGCTCATATCTATCCTTATTGTAAAACAGCAGATAATTCATTTGAAAATTTAGTGGTTTTATGTTCTGATTGTCATACTGATTATGACCAAAATGCAGCGTTTACTCCTGAAGAAGTATTAAAGTGGAAAGAAATCAGAAAACAAGAGTTAGATGATTTCTTTTGTAAAAAATTTAATAGCTTTGATGAATTGAAAAAGGAAGTGTTTCCGCTACTTTCTGAAAATAACCGAATTTTTAAAAATTATTATTTAGGTGATAATAAAGAATTATGGAAAAAATTTGAACCTCAAATAATAGTGAATAATAGAAAACTTAAGTTACTGTTTGAAAATAATCGTAACTTGTTTCAGTATCATGAAAACAATGCATATTCTAATTTGGCGTGTATAGATACTTTTATATTGCATGTAGATGAATTTGAAAAAACACGATTAGACGAAGAGAAAAACAGACAGGTTCTTTATCCGGAAGAGATAAATTCTATATTTGATATAGAACCTGTTATTGACCATCTGTTACCATCTACAGAATCGTTAGAGGCTTTAATAACGAATTTAAATCAACAAGGGAAATTTGTAAATATATCAATAGGAGAGGAAGCCCCTTATATTCAAATTGTTGACGAAGAAAAAACAAGGCTGCTGTTTTTATTTGATACACCCCAATTAAGACAGTTATATTTTGACTATAACTGTTTTAGAAAGACAGGGGTTAGATTGGAAAGCCTAAATTTTGCACTGATGTATATTAAACATAAAAAAATCAAATTTGAATTTATAAGTTATAACAATTTAAGAGAGATAAAAATTAATGAAATTAAAATAATTTTTATTTATGAATATTGCTTAAGTGAATCCAAATTATTAAAACTATTGCCTGATGACGGCTCTGTTGTAGTTAATTTGCATAATTGGAATGGAGAAAGTTGTATTTCAAAGCAGGCATATGAACGCGCTGCAGAAATGAATGTTACATTGTTGACAATGAATGATTTTTATGAATATGTTGATAAATTCAAATATAGCAAATGATATTTCAAAACATATAAGACAAAATATATATCTGTTTAGTTCATTTGAAAATGTATATTTATTTGGGTCAATTTTAGATGATAGTAAGTTCTCAAATGATATTGATTTGTTACTTGTTTACTCAAGTTATTCAAATAGAATATTAGATGATTTGAGTCAGATTTCTTCTGCTTTAGAAAATATGTATAGATTACCTGTTGACTTTACCGTGTTGAGCATTGAAGAAGAAAAAGATATTGAGTTTTTAAAAAGAATTTATCCGAAGTATATGAAATTAAAATAAGATCAGAATTCAAGTGTTGTACCTGATTCTCTCAATATCAATCCTTGCGATTCTAATTCTAATATTTTATTTTTATAATAACTTATGTATCAATAACCCTCTTGATATTTGTTCTGTATCAAGAGGGCTATTTGTTCTATTGTGTCTTTTATGAAATTGTTTAATTATGTCTTGTTATCCTGATTTTTGTCATTGTTTTTGTTCTCGTCTTGCTCGGTAATTAGTTCGAGAAAATAATGAGCAAGTTTTTCTAATTCGTAATTCGGAATGTTCCATTCGCTTTTTGCTGCCATAAGGCAACACTCTTATTTATTTTATATCTGCCTCCTTTAATTTATTTTGCCTTTTGCTTTGTGCTTGTTTTCATATTATCTGCCTCCTTTTCAAGCACACAATACGCTAATGTGTTTTAGAAGTCAAGTACTATATTTTGCACGATTTTTTGCTCACAGGCTTGCATAAATCCCCTGTAAGCCGTTTTTAGTTTCAGTCCGACGAGTTACTCTGTTTTTGAGCGAACTCGTCAATTTTTGCTCGCAGCGTTGCCTAATTTTTCATAAATAGGTTTATCATACCGAAACGCTCACGTGAATACGCAAGAACCTTGATTTTCTGCGAAAAACAGCCTTTACTGCATACGAATTTGGAATCATACGCAAAAGTATTACGATTTGAAAAGCCGACAGGCCTTGCCGGACGGCGTTTTCGGGCATTTCAATGCCCGAAAATCATACCCTTTTATCCTGCTTTAAAATCGACGGCTTGAAATCTGCCTCAAAATCCACTCAAAAGCCGCAGATTTTCATTTCAAAAATCATAATTTTTTTAATTCCGGACTTTTATATTGTTTATCCATCAAAAATGCAAAAGTAAAAATAGCATCAATTATGTATAGTATAAATATTAGAGTTTTGTACTGTTGATTGAGTGGTGTTCAACTTCAATGATGCACTGATTTTTAAAAGACTTTTTCGTTAAAAAATTTAGTGTGATTTGTATTGAAAGATATCATATTTATGATATAATTAAACTGAATTCAGTATTGATTATGATTCATTTAATTTGTGTTAAAAGAGGAACTTTTTATGAATAAAATGATTAGTGACTGTCAAGGAATTGATGAAGTTATAGAATTTTCTAAAAATGTAGGGGCAAGTCATAAAATCTATCATCATTATACTAATATTGAAGGTTTAGTTGGTATGGTTAAAAGTGGATATATGCATTTGACAAGAGGAAACTCTTTAAAAATTAACGATCAGCATGAAGCTACTATGAAAGGTAAATGTTCTGAATGGAATAAAACATATATTTCTTGCTTTACTTTCGGTGGAGAAAATATGGCTATGTGGGGGTTGTATTGTCTCCCATGGGAAGATGGTGTAAGAATTTCCATACCTAATGCTGAATTAAATAGGTGGATTAATGATATCAATGTAATTTATAAAATTATTGGACAGGAATATCAGCCTCTCTATGATGATTTTGACTTATCTGTTAATGATATGATTTATATTGATAATAAAGGTGAAAAAATATCAATGACAAATAAAGGTTCACTTAACATTTCTAATAATCCTAAATTTAATGACATAGATAAAAAGCCGATAATGACAGGTTATATAAAAAATAAGGCGTGGTCGTATGAACATGAAATACGATTACTTTTAAAGTGCAAACATGAACATAATAACATTGATAAAATTGCAATAAAACTTCCGAATTATGTGATTAATAAAATGACAATTACTACTGGTCCATATTTTAATGGTACGCTTAAACATAAAGTGTCTGAATGCTTATTAAATTGTGATTTTGTCACAGAAAAAAGTGGATTTGAGAAATTGGTTAAATATCAATCGTTATGCAATATGTGTTTAAATAAACCTTTTCGAAAAAATAATACTGATTTTTAATTACAGTATTATAATGAATATCGCTATTAATTTATAGAATTATTAGAAGTAATGTATTTAATAAAAAAACAAGTTTGCTTTATACTCTTCAGCAAACTTGTTTTTTATTTTATAGATTTGGTATTTCAAAATACAGTTTTTAAGATTAATACAAAAATAAATGTTCTTTTATATTGTTTATCCATCAAAATCGCAAAGGTAAATATAGAAAATCGTACTTGCAATGTCGCTCTGTTCAAGGTAACATACCACAACCTTTTAGGGCGACAATTTTGTTTTCATACTTTTCGGGTACAATATGATTAACACTTACCCGGAGGTAAATACAATGGAAGGACGAATTTTAACGACAGATATTATTGATGATTTTAGAAAGAATTTAGAGTTGCAAGAGAAAAGCACGGCAACGATTGAAAAATATATTCGTGATGTGAAAGCGTTTTCGGTTTATGCACAAAACGAGGTCATTACAAAAGAAACCGTGATTGCCTACAAAAATCATTTGCAGGAAAACTATGCTGTACGCAGTGTGAACTCAATGCTTGCAAGTATCAACAGCTTGTTTGCGTTTTTGAATTGGTTTGATTTGAGAGTTAAATCGCTAAAACTTCAACAGCAAGTGTTTTGTTCAGAAGAAAAAGAACTGACAAGGGCGGAATACAAACGCTTGTGTCAAGCTGCAAAGCAAAAGAAAAATGAACGATTGAATTTAATTATTCAAACGATTTGTGCAACAGGTATTCGTGTCAGCGAGTTGCAATACATCACGGTTGAGGCGGCAAAGTGTGGCGAGGCAATTGTAAACTGCAAGGCGAAAACACGCTCGGTTTTTATCGTGAAAGAACTAAAACAAAAATTGCTCCGCTATGCAGCAGAGCAAGGGATAAAAAGCGGTATGATTTTTGTAACGAAAAGCGGCAAATCCATAAACCGCACAAATATCTGGCGAGAGATGAAAGCCTTGTGCAAAGATGCAAATGTTAATCCACAAAAGGTGTTTCCACATAATTTACGCCACCTGTTTGCACGCACATTTTATGGCATCGAAAAAGATATTGCAAAACTTGCGGATATTCTCGGTCACAGCAGTATCAACACAACTCGAATTTATATCGTTTCAACAGGCACGGAACACCGCAAACGAATGGAAAATATGCACTTGATAATTTAGCATAAAAATAAAAAATCCGCCGAAATCGGCGGCAAATAACATAATCCACATTATGTTGTATGAATTCCATAACTGATACAATAAACCTAATTTTACATATAGAAATTATATCACGACAAGCATAGTTTGTAAAGCACTTTGCTTGCGAAAAGTATGAAAAACTGAAATTTGTCGAAAATTGAACATGACAACAAAGCCCTTTCTGCTTATCTTTTTCGGCAAATTTGAAAAGGCTTGATTTTCTATGTTCTTTTTTAGTCTGTCAATTATGTGGCAGGCTTTTTTATTGCTCTATATACAACATAATGTGGATTATGTTGCTTATGGGGTGATTGAATAAAATGCATGTTAATAATGATTACGTTTATCGTTATATGAGGTATACAGAGTTTTTAGACATAATTCGATTTAACAGGTTGACATTACGGTATCCTGGCCTATGGCCAGACAAATTAGAAGCACTATTTTTAAAATGCTTTGAAAACGAGACAAAATTAAATGAATTGTGTTCTGTATATCATGGAAAGCATACAGGCTATTCTGTGCGTGATGTGAAAAGTGATTTCCAAATCTTATCATCACTTCTAATCAAATTTCGCTGTCAATGTTGGACGTATAAAGAAGATGATTTGGTAATGTGGAATGAACGGAACAGTCAAGAAACAGTAAGAATATGTGTTAATAAACAAAACTTAGATAAATATGAACAAGCATTTGATGAAGGAAAAATAATACACAGAGATGTTTCATACTGTTCAAAAGTATCTATTGATACACTTCTGGATATTTTCATGAAAAATCGAGTGGTACCTGAACTGATTTTAATGAAAAAAGATGTGTTTTCGTATGAGGATGAACATCGACTAATGTTTATGCCAAACGACTATTCATTTCATACCTCATCATATGGAGATACATTATCTGAATGCTTGCAACGTCACTTTTATGGGATTAAAGCAGAATTTGGACTGTTTGAACGTTATTTGAGTTTTGATATCAACGATATTGAAAATGTTAAAGTTAGTCCATATGCCTTAGATGATTTTGCAAGTCTTGTTGAAAATGATTGTAGATATTTTGGATTGAAATATAGTGGTATATCTCAGATTTTATCTTAAATTAAGGAGGAAATATTATGAAAAAGCAAATGAAAAAAGTTCTGTGCGTTGTTTTGTCGATTTTGATGACTTTTAGTTACGCCGTTCCTGCATTTGCAGGTTCTATTGACAGTACGCATCTGAGCACAAAGCAATCGGATGTCAAGTCTGATGCCGAAGTAAAAGCAGTTGAAAAGAAAATTGACGCTATCGGTAAAGTGCATTATACAGACAAAAGTTTAGCTAAAATCATTGTTGCTGAAAATGCGTATAATGCTTTAAGTGATATGCAAAAATCAAATGTTTCTAATTACGGTGCATTAAAATCAGCAAGAAATGCGTATAACGCATTTGTGGCAGATAATATTGACACATCATCTTATTCCATAACAGATAAAGGCAGCCTTAGTGACGATGTGAATTGGTTTCTGTATGATAACGGACTGCTTGAAATTACAGGTAAAGGCAGTATACCAAGTTATTCAAAAGGCAATGCGCCTTGGTATCAGTATAAAGATACCATTACTTCTATATTAGTTAGAAGTTCAATAACGGGTATCGGCAGCTCTGCATTTTACGGTTGCAATAATTTAATGGATATTACTTTGCCGTTTGTAGGTGCAAGCAGAACGGCAACCGGCTATAAAGCAACTTTTGGATATGTATTTGGATATGCGAGTTATAGTGCTGCTAGTAAATTTTCCAAAACGAATTCGTCAAGCAATTATTCATATGACGTTTATACTGCTACAGGCGATAGCTATTCAAATACTAATTATCAAAATCCGAACAGAAGCATTCGTTATCGTTATACTCAATCAGATGCTTTTGCAAATTACTATGTGAAAACAAATGAAAATCCATGGTATTCTTGCTATGATTATTATACCAACAGTTATTTGCACTATGGAAGTACTCACGATGAAACATATAACTTGCAAACGTACAGTTATTATGTTCCAACAAAATTGACAACAGTAAATATCACCGATGCAGATAAGATTGAAACTGCCGCATTTAATAACTGTAAGAATATTACTAAGATAACCTTAAACGACGGCGTTACTTCTATCGGCGATTATGCGTTCCAGCAATGTACTGCATTAAAAGATTATGCAATTCCGGAAACGGTTGCGAAAATTGGTTCATATGCATATTACGGCGATAACGCACTTACCGAAATGTATATTCCGGACACTGTTACTAAAATTAGCGATTATGCTTTTTACGGCTGTTCAAAAATTTCTCGCTTGAAGATCAGTAAATATGCGGAATCAATAGGCAGTTATGCATTTTACGGATTGAACAGTTTGCCTGCAATCTCAATTTCAAACAATGTAAAAGAAATCGGGTCACACGCATTTGAAGCTTGCTCTTCGGCAACAGCATTGTATCTTCCCGATTCTGTAACAACGATTGGAGCTTATGCTTTTTCGAGCTGCTCAAAAATTGCTGAAATTGCGATTCCTGATAGCGTAACGAAAATGGGAGCTTACGCTTTTTCGGGTTGCTCATCGGTTAAAAAATTTAGTATTGGATCAGGCGTAAAAGCGATAGAAAAATATACTTTCCAAAACTGTACCGGACTGACCTCGATAACAGTTCCCGATACGGTTGAGACTATTGCAACATTCGCTTTTTACGGATGCAATAATGTAACAGAAATCACATTACCATTTGTGGGAGAAAGCAGAACGGCAACCGACTATAAAGCAACATTCGGATATGTGTTCGGATATACGACCTATAATGCTGCAGAAAAGAATAGTTACGACAATACTGGATCTAATTATAGTTACGGTGTATATTCTTCTGATACAGGAAAAGAAATATGCAGCACTTCGTATAGTTCTAATTATCAAAAACGATATCAATCATCACGTTCAACGACTTTCCAAAACTGTTATGTATATACAAATAGCAAACCATGGTATACTTGCTATGATTATTATAATTCCAGTTATAAACATTATAATGGCACGTATGGTCCGTATAATTTGCAAACATACAGTTATTATGTTCCAACAAAATTGACAACAGTAAATATCACCGATGCCAATAAGATTGAAACTGCTGCATTTAATAACTGCAAAAATATTACCAAGATAACCTTGAATGACGGTATTACCTCTATTGGGGATTATGCTTTTCAAAGTAACCCATGGTACAATAATTTGACTGATGAATTTGAAACAGTTGGTGACAATGTTCTTATCAAATATAACGGAACAAAAAGTTCGGTTACTATTCCCGACACAGCAAAGCACATTGGTGGTGGCGTGTTCAAGAATAACAGCAAAATATCCGAAGTGATTTTACCTAATGAATTATTAAGCATCGGTGATAATGCATTTAGAGGAACGGGTCTTTCTACCGTTACAATACCAAGATCCGTAACAAAAATCGGTACAAATGCATTTCCATCTTGCAATTTGAAAGTATATCAGCCTTCAGCAGGTTACGATTATAACAGCAGTAATAAAACTGTCTTAAATGATTCATATACAAAAGGCAACGATACTTTTTATTACATTATTAAATCAGATGATACTGCAGAAATTATCGGATGCGAAACCACATCTACGGAATTAACCGTGCCTGAAGAGATTGACGGATATACAGTATCATCTATCGGTGACTATGGCTTTGCTAAATGCAGCACATTAAAGAGCATAACCATACCGAAAAATATTAAAACAATCGGTAAATATGCCTTTGACGGTTGCACAGGACTTATCAATGCCACAATTCCAACAACTGTAAGTTCTGTTGGAGATTATGCTTTTAATAATTGTACAGGCCTTAAAAATGTAACCATATCAGAAGGCGTCGAATCTATCGGTAAAGGTTGTTTCTATAACTGTACTTCACTTGCAGAGGCCGTTGTGCCGGATACCGCAAAGTATGTTGGTGCTTACGCATTTTACAATTGCACTTCTATGGTAAATGCCACAATCGGCACAACTACCGAATCTATCGGAGAATGCACGTTTTATAATTGTGAAAAGCTTGAAACTGTTGTAATCGGTTACAGTGTAAAATCTATTGGCAATTATGCGTTTTATAATTGCGGATTATCTAAAGTTACGATACCATCATCAACTAAATATATTGGTAAATATGCTTTTGCTAATAATAAATTTATGACAAAAGTTACACATAAAAAAGGTGTAGTTATTATTGATGAATTTGCATATCAAAATTGCACTTCTTTGGAAACTGTAACTTTGCCTACAAGTTTGGAGATTATAAGTAAGGGCGTATTTCAAAATTGTTCTTTACTTAAAACTGCAAATCTGCCGTCTAGCTTAAAAACACTTGGCAGTTATGCGTTTGATAATTGTTCTTCGCTGCCAACAGTAACTATTCCGACAGGTGTAACAGCTATCAATGATTGTACATTTAATAAATGTACTTCACTTGCAACCGTAACGATTAATTCTAATGTAACATCTATCGGATTTGATGCTTTCAGAGAGTGTGCTTTTTCTGCAATCATATTGCCGAACACTGTTGAAACTATTAAAGGTGGTGCGTTTAGAGGGTGTGCTAAACTTACCAAGATAATAATTCCCGATGCTACAAAGACAATCGGCGAAGCGGCATTCTTTGATTGCACGGAGCTTTCGGAAATTTCAGTTGCCGATTCACTTGAATGTTTGGGTGATTCTGCACTTAAGAATAACAATAATTTGACAGCGAAAATCAGATATCTTTCCGGTACTGTTACCGACAGTTTGTTTGAAAAACAAGGTATATCTCATGCTGTGCTTGATGAAAACATTCTTAAAATCGGAAACAGTGTATTTGCATATTGCTATAAATTAAATGATATTACATATGGTGATAAGAAAGCTGCTGATGGGGAATTTTTATTCTCGGATAAGGTTGTATCACTTGGCAACGAAATTTTTAAGGATGCCTCCTTACTTAAAAATTTGATTATCCCTGATACAATTGAAACAATTGGGCCTAACGCATTTTATAACAGTGTTGAAGGCGGATACCATACACAAAATGTAACCGTTACATTTTACTATGTTGGCGGAAATATCGCTGCTGATATTTTGAAAGAACAAAAGATTTCTCACATTGTAGTAAACGACAATATTAAATCGATTGGAAACAATGCATTTAATAGTATAACTACTTTGGAAACTGTATCGTTACCGGATACCGTTACTACTTGCGGCGACAATGTGTTCGCCGAAACAAGCGGTAATGTAACGGCGTATTTCCGTGGCGTTGACGGTACTATTGATAAGGATGTTTATAAAGCAAAACTGTCCGGTCTTACATATCTTGTATTTGATAAGAATATCAAGACAATTGATTCCTACTCTTTCGCAAATGCATCAACTGTTAAGGGTGTCATCATTCATAATACTGATATGATTAAAGACCATGCATTTGCAGATAGCACATCTATCAATGGTGTAGTGATTGAAAATGCCGGTTCGATTGGCGAGTATGCATTCAGCAATAGCTCCACTATGAATTATATAGAAATCGGAAAAGTAAATCTTATAGGAAAGTATGCATTTTCCAATTGCCCTGCAATGAAACAGCTTTATATCGACTCTGTTGTAAATATCAATGATTATGCTTTTTATAATGACATTGCAATAGATGATATAGTTATAAATCAGAATCTGATCAATATCGGCTCGCACGCTTTTGACAGCTGCAAGCTGATTCCAAAAGTTAAATTACCGAATACGGTTCGCAATATTGGGGCTTATGCTTTTTATGATTGCAACAGTATGAAGTCAATTAACATACCTGTCGGTGTAGATAAAATCAATGAATACACTTTTTTTGGTTGTGCATCTTTACTTTCTGTTGATTTACCAAACACAGTAAAATCTATCGGTGATTACGCTTACTATGGTTGTGTTCTTGTTAATGATTTATCTCTCGGCAATGCTGTTGAATCAATCGGTGCATATGCGTTTTACAACTGTAATAAGGTTAAAGAAATCATTTTGCCCGATTCGTTAAAGTCAATTGGCAATTATGCATTTCGTTCTTGCAGCAGTATTACAGAAATCACAATTCCAGACAGCGTTACACAATTAGGAGATTGTGTATTTTACGCTTGCACAGGATTGGAAAAAGCAGAATTTGGTACGGGTATTGTTAAAATCGGCAATTCGGAATTTTATGGTTGCGTTAAATTTACCGAACTGTACCTTTATGGAAATGTTAATAACATCCATGATCTTGCTTTCTATGGTGCAGAAGATGCCGAAGTTTATACTTATCCGAACAGCTATGTTGAAGATTATTGTAATGACAACGGATTGGTGTATCACGAAATCGGAAATATTACTTCTGTTTCCTTAACGCCACCGTCAAAAACCGAGTATGTAGAAAACGACAAATTAGATACTGCCGGTATGAAGTTTAATGTTACATATGATAACGGATATGAAAGAACCGTAACAAGCGGCTTGAAAATTACAGGATTTGATTCTGAAAATGTAGGAAAACAAACCGTTACAGTAAGTTATCGTGGCAAGTCTGCTACATTTGAAGTGAATGTAAGTGAAAAGAAGGTTGTTGATGCTGAATTTGAATTCCCGAATGATATTAAAATTATTCAAGGTGAGGATTTGGATTTAAGCAGCGGCAAGGTAATTTTGACTTATTCCGACGGCAGTCAGCAAACCATAAAGAAAGGTTATGCGGTTACCGGTTTTGATAAAACAAAAGTTGGAAAACAAAATATTACGATTACTTATCGTGATTTCAGCACAGCTCTTGAAGTGGCTGTTGAAGAAAAACAAGAACCTGAACATACACATAACTGGTCCGAATGGAAATACAATAATGATGCTGTTTATAATTCATCAAGTGATTATAAAGACGGCACGCAGACTCGTACTTGCTACGCTTGTGGTGAAAGCGAAACAAAAGAGGCACCGAATACGGCTCTTCTTCGTCGCAGAGGTAATGCATTGTCGCTTGAAAGCAGTATCACTCTCGCAACTTACATTACAAAAGATGTAGTCGATTATTATGACGAAGTGTATGCCGAGTTTACCCGAAACGGTAAAACCGAAAAAGTGTATCCGTCGGGTAAAACATTAACTTCAAATTCAATCGTTTATTGCATATTTGATTATACGGGTATTTCACCGCAGG